TCGGGTCGTAATGTCGCCTATCAGGTCCTCCGCCTCTATAACGTACATCGGAGGGGTCAATGAAAACATCATCTGGTCGTACATAAGTTGCCGAAGCTTTTCCATTTCCCGAAAAGGGGCTGCCACTCTCGGTGACAACCTCCTTCACTCCAAACTTCTCTGCAAGCATTTCCTCAGCTATTTTTTTGAGGTCATCAGGTAGGGTTGTTACCTTACTTGTCTGAACTTCCTGCGGTAAGTTGGTGGACACTGTTGAGCTCCTTCAAGTTTTCAGTTGATGTGTGACTTGCTGCTGATACCATAGCAATCTTCATTGCGTTCTCACGGTCAACTGCAGTAATCTCATGTGCTTTACGTAGTCCATCTGCAAGGCCATCGGCATATGCTGACTTCTTAACTTTACCTTCGGCTGCTTCAAGGTCACTTAGTTGGTCCTTGATTGAAGCTTCACGTTCGTCAAGACCCTCCTTGCGAGCGTCCAATAGTGCAGCGTTGTCATCATTCTTGATGCGTTGTGCAACTACTTCACGTACTGTGTCACGCTCTTCTTCGTATACTTCGATAGCTTCCTTGGCTTCATTCAACTCAGTGTGAGTCTTTTGGAAAGCTTTCTCTTTGCGTTCCAGGCCAGCTTCAAGCGATTCGATGCGAGTCTTACTAGCCTTGCCACCCTTTTCGTAACCGGTTGCTTCTGCATCTTTCAATGCTTTGTCTAATTCAGTCTTACTGATTATTACTGTGTTCTTGAATAGTTTCATATTAACTCCTTTTAAACTTCGTGCTTACCTTCAACTCCACGGTATGAACGTTCGAGCTGTCGGTCTTTTAATACTTGTAGTGCTGACTCTAGGTGAGTGATTGCCTGACTGTTGGCACGGCTTCGGTACTTGCTTTCATTAAAGAACTCAAGACGTTGCAGTGCTGCCCAGATTACATCCTCCACGAATGCACCATTAGGTGGTAACAACTGAGTTGTACCTTCTTGGCCACGTGGACCATTCTGCCATTGGATTTTGATTAGTTCATCATCTTCACTGTATGCAGGTTTATTAAGCAGAACCACACGACCGCCGGTTGGATTACCGTTGCCGTCTAGTTCGTTATCTGCTACGATACCTGGTTGAACATTATAGTGCTCTCGGTATCCTGGTACTGATTTTGTCATTGTTAACTACTTTCTTTCTTCGTAATATTTCTTTGTGATGCGTACAACATCACTCGTTCTTGCACGTCTTTTCGATAAAGGGTCAAAGACAAATACAACACTAGTATATTTAAGACTCCTAGGACCCCTAGGCGTGATAAAACGCCCGAATTCACCTTTGCTTTTACTACCACCCCAAGTCTCCTCTCGATAGACAACTAGTTCTACCTTATCATTAATACTTCTTGCACAGATGTCCCCAGGGTAGATGGTCTGCCCCAGGGAATCTTTCTTATCTCTAAAACTCATGGTGTGGGTCTCCGACTTGGAAAGTAAACAGTCCAAGGGAACGCCACATACGACAGACCGAAGGACGGTCATCAATTACATACTTAACATTAAAGCGGTTCTTTATATGTGTATCGTAAAGTTCTTTTTTGACTTCCGTATCTGGTCGTTCATCACCGGGTTGTCGTGAGTATATCTCATCGTAGTTGACACCATTTTCATCGAGCCAAGCTTTCGTGACTTCGAGATGACCTTCCTTGAGGCCCCTTCCTGTGAGGATGATGACCTTGTAACCGTGACTGTATGCCATGGCCACAACACTAGAAACAGCATCATCAAGACGGTCTTCCATAGCACGAGAAGCATCATAGATATCCCTAGGATTATCAAGGGAAAGATGAGCAAGAGTCCCATCAACGTCCACAATAATACATTCCTCAAAATCTTCATTATACTTTACCGGGCTTCCATTTCTCAACGCAGCAATATGCCGGTTGTGCATCTTTGTTATTACACTAATTGGAACTTTGTTTGCACGTAGTTCGTTACGCTTAATACATTCCTCAACTGGAGTGTCGATGAATAAAACTTCTAGGTCAGCATTGTGTTCGTCTGCAATTTCTTGTAGTCGAATCTGGTGCTTCGCTTCAAAGTTCGTGTCGTCAACAACTACATTCTTACCTTTGTTAAGGGCTATAGTAATCATGTTGTCTCTCACTTCCAGTACTTCTTTTTCATTACCCTTGCTGAATCTACTATTATGTAGCATAGAGCGTAGGTCATCCTTATTTACTCGGACATATCCTTGGTCTACAAGTGTCCTAGCGTGGGTGCTTTTCCCTGATGCAGGTAGACCTTTTAGCATCAATAGTTTAGGTCTCTTTGTCATTGCTTATCCTTTACTGACAGCCTTCACACATAGTGAGGTCGCTTGGGTCAACTGGTGCATCTGCTGGCCGGCCGTTCTTCTTATTGAAGTCCACGGCTCCTGTCGCCATCATTGCATCTATCGCTGCGAGCTTCTCATCTAGTGTCATCTCATCATTTATAACTTTACTTGCGTTCATTTCCATTTAATCTATCTGCTACAAGAGTAGCGTAACCTGCTATATCTTGCCAGTTATCGGCGTAATCGGGGTCTCCGTTTACAATCCGACTTATCTTAACCGCTATCATCCTTAGTGCGTCACGTTGGTCACTCTCCATAGCGTTCCATGCAGTAGAAGTACCATGATGCATTGCATTTTCTATCTTAGTAGAAATCTCTGTCTGTTTGAGGTAGTTCCCATAACGGGAACCACGCTCTTCCAGTGTATCTTCGACCTTAGTCATCCGACTTTTCTTCTACAATCTTTAGTGTTTCACCACGCTTGCCAGCTTCGTAGGCTGCTTCGAGAGCGTCCTTGATGCTGTATGCGTCGTTGAGGTCACGTCCTAGTGACATATCCTCTGGTTCACCACGTCCGAAGTCCATACTGAACTTGGCTGTATCTGTTTCTAGGATAGTTTCTAGGCTACCGTCTGAGTCTTCGTCATCCCAGTCCGGTCGTGTAATTGTCGTTATTCTCATTGTAAATCCTCATATTTCCATTTATATTCTAGTAACTCTTCGTTATATGCCCTGTAAATGAAATCCTCAATCCAATCGATGTCGGGTTTCATATCCATAAACTTGCTACTTGCTGTAGCTGCTGCCACCCTTCGGTCCATATCGCCCATGGCTGCTACAATTTCGGGAACAAGGGGACGGATTTCCTCAACACTGAGGGGCTTAATCCTTTTAAGTAACGGGTATAGGTCCGAGTCTTTGAGGTTGCATTTAAACTCCCCAGTGAGCAAGAACTGTTCACACTGCCACATAACACGCAAGAACGCCACGGCGAACTTAGCTGTGCGATGTTGTCCATTGCCCCCAACATCCTCGAAGTTATAGAATTTGTTCCACTGGTTGTGAGCATAACCACGAGAAGCGTCAACAAATCGTTTTGTGTCCATGAATTTCTTCCAGTTGTCTTGTAGTTCTTTATGAATGCTACTCGTTTCGATGACGGCATCTGAAAAAAATACTTCAAGAATCGTTGCGTTTCCATGCACTGCTTGTTTGCAAAAGTCTGCAAGCTCGTAACTTGTGTTGTCTTCATCGCCCTCTATCCATGTCGTATTCTTAAGCGTTTTAAACGGACTAAGAACGTCCTCCAAAGCACTGATATGTATTCCACGATAATCATAATCTGATGTAGGGGTGTCAAGACCGTGTAGCCTCGACCCCACTAGCACTTTCGCTAGCTGTTTCTGTATCTGTGTCATCTGTTTCTCCTAGTAGAATCTTCTCTTTCCACCATTGAGGCAGTCCATTCGTAGCATTTGCTAGGATGTCCTTACCAAAGATGTTCCAGAGTTGTTCCTTAATGTTCGCTTCTTCTTCCTCTTGTATGTCTCGCATGACTTCCTTAATAAGGGAGCCAATGTCACGTGGGCTTCTCTCAAGAGTACCTGCCTCGCTAAGGTGCTGTACGGCTTTGTTCCATCTTGCTTCGGACCTATAATTATCCTTAAGGACATCGAATTTTCCTTTGCCTGTATTAAGTTTTGTCCAATCCTTGTTGTGAACTTCCTTGAATGCTTCACTAACATACTTGCCGGACATAACTGATAACGGAATTTGTCCTAGGAATAGCCAGTCCTTGTAGGCCTTTACGACCACACCTTCGACTAGTTGTCCACCTAGATAGCTCGTCCGTTCCTTAACCATCGCCAGTACTGCTTCCGGTGAGCTAACACCTGAGTATAGTAGAGGGATGGCATCAACCCCAAGCTTCTCCGCCCAATCCGATATGGTTTTATGACCGTAGTGTTCTCTTGTTTCTCCATTGTAGACACTAAATAATGCAATATGGTGCGTTGGGATTCTGTCATATGCAAGTGTGGAGTGTCTAGGCTTTTGAAGATACTCTCCATAAAAGAAATAGTTGTCTGGGAGTCTGTCTTCAATTGACTTGACATATGCGATTCCTTCTCCGAACATCTTATCAAAGTTCTCTGGGTCAATCTCTCGACCTTTTGAACGGATGATTAGTTCGCCGTTTACTTTACCGAAACCAAATTGGCTTCCGTCTACTTTCTCAGTAATCTCTACTGGACCCTCAAACAAGTCCGAGATTTGCCTGTCCCCGATGTGTAGTATCTTCGGGAACGCTGCTGATTTGCTCATAATCTGGTAACTCCATTTCTCTGCTTAACTCAGGTAAATCAAAACGCTCGTACCATCTTCCAATGCAACCACCGCATAGGAGTACGGAGCTGTAAGGTGTTCCACTTACATCTGCTAGGTACGCCCACCCTTCAGGTATATCCTTGTATCCAGTGTCACCTGTACCGCAGATTTTACATTCACTCTCCCACTGATTCTTCAACACATCATCCATAATCCGGAGGACTGACTCGTAGTGATGTTTAATCTTATCACGAGCATAGTATATTGTGTCTGGGTGGAGAGATTTAATGTATGCACCTTCGTCACGTATGTCTGGAAGACTGTACTGCATTTATTCTCCTAATTTTTTTCTAATAAATTATTGAAATGTCAACACCTTCACCGGCATTGGCATCATCAACCATTCGGCATAGCATCTCTCTATCTGAGATTTGACTAAGCCATAGTCGTTTGTGAGCGATTCGCTCTTCCACACTCATACCTTCGATGTACTCAAGGAGTTCAAGGTCTGGTAGAGCTGGTTGTGGTTCGTGCTGGTCTTTATTCTGTTCCATTAAGCGTTCACTATCCTTCCAGTTCGTTTAACTGTATTTTCGTTACATCGCCCACCACAATCTTCACATCGATATGCCTTAACTCGGCCATTCCTTCGAGGAGATGAACCATAAGGTACGATATTAGGACTTGCACACTTAGGACAAATGTGGTCCGTCTGTGTTATATCTCCCATGTTAGGGTGATTCTTGATGAATGGTAGGAACTTATAGTATAAACCCTCCAGCAGTACAATATCTTGTTTATTATACTGTTCCATAAGTCTCTCAATCTTAGGAGTTGGGTTGTTGAGGAAGTCGTCCTCAAGGTCTGCATAAGTAATCTTACGCTTGCTACCGATACCAAGGTATTCACAAAGGTCATTAAGACTATTGCTCTGGAACTTGAATGTGCTCCGTGCTACCTGCAGTGTATCAACGCTCTTATAAGGTGCTACTGGTCCACGACCTTCTTTTACGAAGAATCGATTGGCCATTTTATTGTCGAATTTATTTCCGTTGTGAGCGATTACGATATCCGCATCGTCAAGAATATTCCATAGGTGTTGAACCATTTCGTCATATCCACCAACGTGGTTACGTGATACGTAGTGTATCTTCTTCTCGCCCTTCCACCTATATGCAAAGCACATAAGCTCCTGGTGCTTGTAGGTCTTTACAACCTTAAAGTCCCATTTATTACCGTATCCGCCTACGATGTCCCTTGAGACCTCGATATCGAAAAACAGTACTTTAGCTTTCGTCTTCTTCACTATTGGCTATCCTCTCTATATCCGCCTGCGTAGTCTTTGGGTCTAGCAGCCATTTTTCTGTATCATCTATCATAATTCCTCTTATTGTCGTTATTCTGTTCACTACCCCTCCATAATGTAGCAGCTTTTTATAAAGTCATTGAATCACTCCGCATTCGTGACACTACATATTATAGGAGGGTGGTAAACACAATCTTGGCTTACGAGGTAGGCATCGAACCTACAAATTCTGGCTTCAAAGGCCAGTGACTTTACCAATTTGTCTACTCGTAATCATGGCTCCACCGGAAGGACTCGAACCTTCGACCTCCGCCTTAACAGGGCGTTGTTCTACCAACTGAACTACAGTGAAATACTTGGTTGCCGGCCCTGGACTTAAACCAGGGACCTCTCCCTTATCAGGGGAGTGCTCTATCAACTGAGCTAGCCGGCATTATGGGGTAAATAACTGGGAATGCTCCAGTGTCTTCGGCTTCACAGGCCAACGTGGTAACTTCTCCACTATATTCACCATATGGTCAGGGCGGTAGGACTTGAACCTACGTTCTCTCAGTTCCAAACCGAGCGGATTAACCAACTTTCCCACACCCTGTGGCATACCCCTCTGGAATTGAACCAGACACAGATGGTTTTGGAGACCGTCTCGACACCTTGCCATTGAGATATATATTGTAGCGGTTATTAGGAACTCCGCCAAAACTAGGGTTGTTAACGTTACCCATCCAAACGTAGTCTTTTCGGTGTAGGAAGACTTATTGGAAACCATCCCCAGCAACTCCGTTCGGCTGGGAGAACTTTACAGTCAGGGGTCTAGCTTTCTCGAATTGGCTAGAGGCTTTACTGAAGGACCGTAGCCCAGAAGCACACACAAATTTTGGAGTATATAACCTGTTGTCTCATTATGCTCCACGCATAACGTTCCTGGTTCATTGGGCCAGTGATGAACTCTGTTTAACCCGTATTCAACTCGGCATGAATCCACCCTTATCGGTTCCTACTAATGGTTTAGTGGGTGAACGGACCGCCAACGGTAACTACTATGTGTAGCAACCCATCATGTTTTCTGGACTTTAAACCTCGTATTATAGTCACTCACAGTCATCAACTAAGAGGAGCCTTTGTCTCGCTACAGGCTTTGCGTTGTGTGTGCATCTTGGCGACCCACTGGGGAATCGAACCCCAATTCTCCGGTAGACAACCGGACGTACTAGCCGTTGTACTAGTGAGCCATTTGGTGGGAAGGGATGGATTTGAACCACCGTGCTTTTTACAGAACGGGTTTACAGCCCGTCGCATTCAACCACTCTGCCACCTTCCCGTATGGTGGACCTAGAAGGTATCGAACCTTCGTGCCGATGACTGCCCTTGTAGGGAGTTGTTCACCGGTCAAAGCCATTTTAGGCCCATATGGTTGCAAGTGAGTGAATCGAACACTCCTATTCGGCTTATGAGACCGACAAGTTCAACCAGAACTGATAACCTGCACTATTGGTGGGAAAGGTGGGACTCGAACCCACACGCCATTTCTGACCCCAGCTTCTAAGGCTGGTGCGTCTACCAATTCCGCCACTCTCCCTGGAACACGCTCAGTTTAACCTCAGAACGATAGACCGGAGGGATTTTGTAGGGGAGCTACCCCAACACCGCTGTACAGACTCCTGCTTGCACAATTACTACAGGGACGGTGGTATATATAAAATGCGACTTGGACTTGCACCAAGATTTCATGCTAACCTTTTTCATCACACCCGAAGGCTGAGGCAATACTCGGTTCCCAATAAAGGGCTATACATCGCATCAGAAAGGGGTAAGCCTGGACAGAAAACTTGTTCACTTACCTTTTTACGACAACATCTAAGCTGATATGTCTCCAGATTTGGTTTAATACCAGTGGTTGGCATTCCAAAACGCTACTGCTCCTGCCCAACTACCATACCTTCCGGTTACGTAGCCGTTCATAGCTCTCAACGCTGCTACTGGGTCATTCCATGCACCGGACCATTTACCACAAGGTAATTGTTGTCCTAGGCCACATGCCCCAGAGGATTTGTTGACTGCGTTCGGATTCCATCCAGATTCACGGGTTACGATTTGGTCAACGTATCCCCATTGGTCTGCTGGTATTCCAGATGCTGCAAGCCAATCTGATTTAGTGCCGGTAATATTCGTGACTGGTGCTGCCGGTTGGCTTATCTTTGCTACCTGTACGAGTTTCTTGGCTTCCGCTTCTTTCTTAGCTTGCAAGTTCACTTTTAAAGAGGCATTCTCCTGTTCGAGATTCGTGCTCTTTTGACGCTCTTCACGCAAAGACGTATCAATAGTCGTCTTTTGTTCTAAAGTCTCTGAGAGACGCTTAGATGCGGTCTGGTGGGCCTTTTTCGTTTCGACTACCTGAGCTTGTGATGTACTCAATGCGTTTGCAGTGTCTGCATACTTCACGAGGACTGTCACATTCAGTGCAATCAGGACTGTAACAAGGATTGTGATAATCCAGGTCTTAGACCTTTTCAGGATGGTACTAATATAGTGCCTTTCGTTTATCTAATATTAAGGGATAGACTTTCCGAGGTGAGGGGGTTGCCCTTACGTCACTTGACGTTAACCTCGTTCTTCAAAGTCAATTTCATCAAACTGATTCACTTGTTCTGAAACTAATGTTTTAATTCGACTCATATATTTCCCCTTTCTATCTACTAACTATAGCAAATCGGAGGCTAAAAGTCAATACATTTATTAAATATTACGTTGTAGAATTTACAAGACGCTTTAGTTTACCGGCATTTCCCTCAAGAAACTTGGTATCATTTGCGTTGTGACCACTGGCGATAATTTGACCGCTGTGTGTATGTGGTACGTTCTTATTCTTGTTCTTTTTCATATCATCCTTACATTTCACTTAATTTTCTGAGGAATTCATACGTTTCCCTAGTAACTTTGGGCTTCCATCGGCGTGAACCTTTAAGGTAGTTGCAGTATCCATGTGCCGGTTGGATATTCCAAAGGGCAAACATATTCTCCGCAGTACGGGGTTCGATGTGGTCCAACGTAACTTCTTCGGCAGGAACCCATCGTCCACAGATTCCACAGATGTAGTATCCGTTATCGAGGGGTGGGTTATCCTGGAGCCAATGCGTCCGAAATCTAAGCCAATCGGCTGTGGATAGATAATCTTCATTCCGCATACCACTCCTCTGGGATATCCTTGATAGCATAGGGGAACCCATACTTCTTAGCCCAGTCTGATTGTCGCATGAATGTACCATCTTTACGCTTAGGGCCACACTTACCATCCGAATAGAATAGTATACGCAGGTCTAGGTTGGGGTGTGCCTTCTTGACTGCAATCATCTTACGTTTGACATGTCCATCAAAACTCAGGCCGTTGCCTTTTGTTTCAATGTGCATGATTCCACCGTTTTTCTTGGTGATTGAGAAGTCAACCAGGTACTTTCCCTCTACCACATAATCAAACTTAGTCTTTTCGTACAGGAAGTCTGACTTGTGGGATGCTAGGTCTTCGGCAGTTTTCTGCTCGAACCTATTCCGGTATGGTTTGTAGCTCTTTTTCATCTATGTTTCCAAGTATGTCTGCCAGGTTCGGTGGATTTCCACTTTCACTGGCCTTCGTCTGCTTGGCTCCTTTGTTACTTCTATAGTTCTCGGCATTCTTTTTCCCTCCTTGGGATGCAATTTGCTTACGTCGTTCTGGTGGTAGAGATGCTAAACCCTTCTTCTTACGTACACGGCCTCCCTTTCGAGAGGCTTGCTCATGTACGATTGGTCTCATGTGCTGAAACCCCATTATCGTTCGTCTTTACGTGCCCCTTGCAGGTCAATAACACGGCTTTTAATGGAATCAATTAGGTCGTGAGTGTCACTAGTAAGATTCTTGAGCTTATTCCATAGGGCTTCAGCGTCATTCTTCTTCTTACTGGCTTCAATCACATCCTCTTCAGCGTACATTAGGTCAGGTGCTGCAGATTGGCTAATCTTAGCTCCACCTTCTTTAATTGGTTCCCCAACAAGACGGCGTATCGCTGCTGCTTTAACCCGTTTGTACTCTGTTTCTGCATCCAAGAAATCTTGGTGTGCGTCAACCTTGGTCTCTATGAGTAGTGATTTCATAGCTGCCAATTTAGTTCCGGTATAGGATAGTACATCCCCGGACAGTCCCTTGAGATGATTAGGGTCACTGAACTGCCGGTTGATGTACATTATATCCGTAACTATCTTTTGAAATTCTTCATCTGATAGTTTCATACTACCTCCTAGTAGTCAATTTCAGAAAGGTCTACTGGCTTCTCGCCATCAACCGGAGCACTTTTCGGAGCTGCTGCTGGTTTGGCGATACCCTGAGAGTCGAGAAAGTTTTCAACTAGAGAGATAAGGTAATCTACCTTGTCTTCTAGCTCTCCTGACGGTTGGCTCTTTGATGGTGCTGAGGCTGCTTGAGAGGCTGCAGGAGCCGTTCCAGCTGATTTAAGGGTTACTGACCCATCTTGTGGAAGTTGCATACGTGTGAACTGTGGTTTGCCCCAGTTGTTCTCTTCGAGCACACCGTACATCTCATCACCTTCATTAACAACGTTGCCTGGTTTCTTTAGAATACCAATCCAACCTGGGATGCTTTGGTCCTTGAATTGAACCATGAACTTGTGCATCTCACCGCCCTTAGTCTCTACGACTTGAGGTGTTTTGTCTTCCTTGCTTACTGTTGATAGGAATGCTTTTTCAACTACAAATACTTTTGGCATTATCGTCGGCCCTTCTTCTTAGCTGGTGCTTTTTTCTTAGCAACAACTTTTGCTTTAATTACTTCTTGTGGTTTGATTGTTACGTCAATACCTAGGTGTTCAATGATTGCATCAACTTTGCCGGCAAGAGTTGCCTCTGCTGGAGCTGCGTATTCACCGCCAGATAGATGTCGCATCAAGCTGGTCATTAGATAACCTTCTTTTTGTTCCTGTTCTTTCTGAGCACCAAAGATTTCTTTGTTGAGCTTGTTGATTGCTGTTGCAACACCGTTTGTGTCAAGTTCACTGAATCGTCGTTCGACGTATTCCATGAGGTCCTTTTGTTGACCAATGATACCGCTTGCAATCTTCTCAACCTTACGTAGGTCACGAATGACTCCGTTAGTTGCTAGTTCTTCACGAAGTTCATTGAACTCGGCTCGGAATGCACGGTGCTGTCGTGCCCATGCGTCAATTCGTCCATTGACATCGTTAAAACCTGCACCGACGTTTGCAAATGATTCATCGAGGTCATCGTTTAATTGTTTGAGTTGTTTCTTGGCTGTTGCCATATTAATTCTCCTTCTCACTTTGTAATTGTTCTTCTAGTAACGCAATGACCACCTCCGGGTCTTCTACGTCTTCGCTTGGGTCGTAATAAACTGCGTCCTTCATATTAAAGGTCAGCCTGTTTAACTTCACCTTTGTCTTCATCGCTTGTAGGGTCTACAAACTCAACGGTCATATAATCTGATGAGTAGCGACTAACCTTCAACTGAGGCACTTTACCTTCCGGTGCTAGTGCTCCCACTGCATTTAGCAGGAGCTTACCGGCTTCTTCTTCAGTGTATACAATCTTCATTATAGGCCTTTCTCAATGTCAATGACATCGTGGTTAAATTCTTCCCATGCGTTCTCGCCCTTAACTAGTTTTACTGGGTTCAACCAATAAACGTCAAGTCCTTCAACTGTGTAACCGTAGTACTTAGTAAGGATGTAAGCGTAGAAGCTTAACTGCAACCAGTGAAGGTCGAGTAGTTCTTTGCCCATAACCGGTTTAGTACCCTGAGTCAGTGCGTAGAATGGTGATTCCTTTAATTGGTAAGTCTTCTCGTGGATGTCACCATCCGTTTTGAAGTCCTGGATGCGAATGATTTTCTTCTCTGCATCGATAACCTTGACACGGTCGATAGAACCACATAGTTCTTCTTCGTGTGCCCAGATGAATTGTTCATTCAATCGGACGTAGTCACCACCGAACAATGCGTGGAAGTCTTCAACAATCTTTTTCAAGAATGGGTTACGACTCAATGCTTTGTTTGGTCCAACTTTTGTCTTGGTCTTGAGTACTTCAACCTTCTTTGTCTTGTCGCCAAGCTTGTAGTAAGTGTCATAGTTCTCTAGTGCAGCGTGGATAGCTGTACCGTAACCAGTCGATGCATCCCGGTTGAGTCCCCACATCGCCTTGAGAGCGTTCTTGAGGTCTTCCTTCTTTTCATCGTTTGCCTTAGGATAGTGCTTGTCAACAATCTTCTGAAGCATTTCCTCTTCGTTGAAAGCTGCAAAGAACTTCTTAGGGAAGGCACTACCACTGAGGTATCCTGGTAGGCTGATGTGGCCATTGGTGATTGTAACCTCTGTTGATTTACCAATAAGTCGTGAAACGAATTTGGTAGTCTTCTTTGCCGGTTCAATAAGCCCAAGTCCACTCAATGCTGCGTTGAGCATCTGTCGGTAGTCTACTGTAGTTTCAGCTACTGGTGCAGCCTCTGTTACTTCAACTTTCTTTGCTTTCTTAACCTTAGTGAATTCGATTTCGGTATTGACACCGTAACTCTTCTCACCACCACCGGTCAAGCTAGCGATTGCTATGTATACAGGTTCACCTGCATCAAGCGTTGCTGCGATATCAGCGTTCTTGTCTGCTG